CCACTGCACCAGACACCATGCCAGCAGTTTCCATAGGGGCAGCAGCAGTAACAGCTTCGGGGACAACAGACTGATTCTGGTCACACATAGCCATTGTACCATCTCCCCCCGAGGGGACCGCGGGTGCCGTCGTTGACTTAACAGCAGACTGGTTTTCCAGCTTGAAATGAGGCGACAGCCAATTGAGGGGATACCACTCCCCATCTGCGCTAGTGACATTCCAAGCCTGGACCAGTCCCAGGCACTCGGAATGAATGTGACCGTCCCAAGCTGTGCAACACACAGGACAGGAATTGGGATAGAACCAATCCGCTGGATGTGAACTATAATAAGCCAAGACTTTTGCCTCCAGACGATTAAGAGTCCGTTGTTCATAGTCGACTGGCTCAGAACAGGTATCAAACCCAGACGAGGAATCCTCTTCCCCAAAGTCCATGGAGTGTCTGTCATCGTCGGTACTTTCCGAGATCAAGGTGCTGAACGTGTTCTGCGCAGCGACGTTCGATATCGGAAATTGCCACGGCTGATCTGAAATTTTGCAGTCTGGCGTCGTTGGTACGCTGAGTCCGAGATTGGAATAATCGGACTCGTTCTGATACAACCAAAGACGCACTCTATCGCCACTCTGATTCTTCCAGCAGCCGCACTGAATACCGAGACAAGTCGGGCAACAAACGCAACTTCCATGAGACATATTACAACGAACACACCGCGACAACGTTTTACAAATACACGAACCCGTTTTAAAGCCGCAGTTAGAACAATAACAAGTACAAGTTAACAGCGTAAAATTACAAACACTACAAACAGTTATGCGAGACACAGGGTTAGACGCCTCATCAAGGTCAGGTAAACCAAACAATTCTCGTGTGGAAACACCCCACACACACTTTCTAAAATAGCACAAATATGATTCAACTACAGGCATAGTGAATCCAACTCGAGTACTCTTCCTAACGAAATAGTCGCGAAGAGTATTAAAGAATTCCACACCATGCAATGAAGCCTCAGTCAAAGCACAAAGAACGATACTTTCCAAAGTAGCCTGGTTGTATCGAACTTCATCCTTTTCCCAGGCACTCCTCCGTGTACCAAAATTGCCGTAAGAACACATCTTACGAAAGCATTTTGGTTCCAAAGGTCCAACCCACGAGTCACCTTCTAAACGAAAATTTCTCTTAAGGAAAAGCATGTCTTTAACTAATTTAGAACTCACAACCACATCACCCTTATCAGCGGGTGTGAGATCCAAACCTAAAGACTTCATAACAATTTCAAAACTAACATAATTAAAAAAAGGCAAAACAGAGTCAGCAACACCACAGAGATTATCATCTCCATAAACAGCAAAACGAACATTTTTCTCAAAAGTTGACCAATTGGCCATCCTTGGAGCCTTTTCCATCATGATAGTCATCCATGCATAATAATAGTACATCATATTTATGACACAATTATCAAACGAAGTGTGAGGCTGTCCAGAAACTTGTCCACCAGGACATTCAACGACAGCATCATAATACATAATCAAAGGTTTTTCTAACACAGAATACAATCCAGAACGAATAACATCATGTTCAGGATTCCAATTACTGTCTAACTCGAAAAACATACGATTATACATAGGACACAATTGTTC